GTGGCCTACATCGAGCGCATCTGGGCCACCTACCCCCGCATTGTGTGGTATAGCAGGCTGGTAGTTCGGCAACAGCGCAACGGCCTGGGGCGGGCAGAATGGGAGGACTAGATGCACGCTGCCGCCGATGCGGACGCGGTAGAGTTTGACCAGCGCGGCTATGTCGAAATACGCACGGCGGCCGGCGTGCTGGTTTGCAAATTCGACCCGCTGCGCGATCTGCTCGAAGTCAAGGTCGGGCCACGCATGGAACTGATTGACCTGCGCCCCCTCCGGCTGGAGGCGCAGCGCCGATTCAGATTGCAGGGCAAGTCGGTGTGATAATGGTTGACAGCACGTCCGTTCTAGTGTAATATACCCATAACGACATATTAAGTAGACGCCTATGAGCGCCCAGGTGCTTGCGAGGTCTTTGAACCCGCACCGCATCTGGGCGTTTTTGTGTTTATGGACAGGTTTGATGTAATGGCGGTTTTAGGGGTGGCGTTGCTGACCGGTGGGGGGTACTGGGTGTATCCGCCTCTGGCGCTGTTCATCCCTGGCGCCGCCCTGATCATCGCCGCGGTTTTGGGCGCACGGGGGGCCGGTGGGATTTCTAACGACCGCGCTACAACCGAATAATCAGAGGGGTCTGGAGCTGACTGACGCGGCCGGGTGGCAGGCTATCGGCTGGCTGGGCGATTCAGCAACGGGGATAAACGTCACGCAGGAGGGGGCACTGCGTTATTCCGCCGTGTTCGCCTGCGTGCGGGTACTGGCCGAAAGCGTCGCCTCGCTCCCCCTGATCGTCTACCGGCGCACCGCCGACGGCAAAGAGCGCGCCCCGGAACACCCCCTATACCGCCTGTTACACGACAGGCCCAACGATTACATGACCTCATTTGAGCTACGCGAGACGCTGCAGGGACACCTGGCCCTGTGGGGTAACGCGTACTGTGAGATTGAGTACAACAACGCGGGCGTGCCGATTGCCCTATGGCCGTTGCGCCCGGACCGCATGGAGAAGGTCACCGCATCCGGCGGCGAGCTATTCTATGAGTATTGGCTACCCAGCGGGTCACTGGTCAAGCTGCCGGGCTACCGCGTGTGGCACAACCGCGGGCTGAGTTCGGACGGCATTAACGGCTACTCCCCCATTGGCCTGATGCGACAGAGCGTGGCGTTGGGGCTGGCAGCTGAGGAGTTTGGCGCACGGTTTTTCGGCAACGACGCCCGGCCGGGCGGCGTGTTACAGCACCCCGGCGTGTTGGGCGATAAGGCGCTGCTGAACCTGCGCGAATCGTGGCAATCGCGCCACGGTGGTTTGAGCCGCAGCCACCGAACGGCGATTCTCGAGGAAGGCATGACCTATCAGCAGATAGGCATCCCGCCGGAAGACGCGCAGTTCCTGGAAACACGCAAGTTTCAAGTCACCGAAATAGCGCGCATGTTCCGCGTGCCGCCCCACATGCTGGCCGACCTGGAGCGCGCAACATTCAGCAACATTGAGCACCAGTCCATTGAGTTCGTCATGCACACGCTGCGGCCGTGGCTGGTGCGCTGGGAGCAGTCGATCCAGATGCGGCTTATGCCCGCCAAGGACCAGGGCAGCCACTACGCCGAGTTCCTCGTTGACGGGCTGCTGCGGGGCGATGTGCAGAGCCGCTATCAAGCATACGCCGTCGGTCGTCAGAACGGGTGGCTGAGCGCCAACGACATCCGGCGGCTGGAAAACCAGAACCCGATAGACGACGGCGACGTGTATTTGATTCCGCTTAACATGGTCCCTGCGTCGGCAGCATCTGCGCCGCCGACCGCGCCGCCCCCGGCGGCGCGGTCGGAGCGGCGCATGGTGACGATGGCCAACGGGGCCGAAGTGCGGGCCGAGCAGTGGGACGCGGCGCAGGCCCGACACCGGCTGCAGATCGCCTACCTGCCGCTATACGAGGACGTGGCCGGACGCATCATTCGCCGCGAGGCCAACGACATCGGCAATCAGGCGCGCAAGATTCTGGGCAAAGGCACCCCGGCCGACTTCCGCGAATGGCTGGATGAGTTCTACGTCGATCACACCGATTTTGTATACCGGCAATACGAGCCGGTCAGCAAGAGCTATACGGCGCAGATTATCGACCTTGCCGCGCGCGAGGTGGGGAGCGACGCGCCGATATTGACCAACTTCCTGGAAGCCTATTTATCGTCGCTGGCCGGCCGGCATGTGGTCCGCAACAAATCGCGGCTATTGGACCTGCTTCAAGCGGCGGATGACGACGCGCAAGAGCAGGTAGTGGCCGAGCTGGACCACTGGCGGGAAACCAAGCCCGCCCGCATTGCCCGTGACGAATCAGTCAGGGCCAGCAACGCCGTGGCGCTGGCCGCCTATGGTGCGCTGGGGCGCAGCCACAAGATTCTGATCACGTTCGGCGACAACTGCGCCTATTGCAACGCTTTGGCGGGCAATCGGTTCAATCTGGAAATACCGTTCTTGTCTGAGGGGCAATCATTTATGCCGGAAGGGGCCAGCGCCCCACTGGTGGCCGGTGGGCACATCAGCCACGCCCCGATACACGAGGGCTGTGACTGTATGGTGGTGACAACATGAGCGACAAAGAAATTAGACGCCTGAACATGCAGACGCTGGAAGTGCGTGAAAACGACTTCGGGCGGCCCATGATAGAGGGATACGCCGCGGTGTTCAACGAGCTATCCGAAGACCTCGGCGGGTTCCGCGAACTGGTCGCGCCGGGCGCGTTCAAGCGGAGCGTCGAAGATAACGATGTGCGGGCGCTGTGGGACCACAACAGCCAGTATGTGTTGGGCCGCAACCGCGCGGGCACGTTGGCGCTCGACGAAGACGACACCGGCTTGCGCATCACCATTGTGCCGCCGGAAACGACCTGGGCCGCCGACCTCATCCATTCCATGAAACGGGGCGACATCAATCAGATGAGCTTCGGGTTCTACAAGCGGGCTGACGAGTGGGACTACAAGACCACCCCGCCGACGCGCACGCTGCGCGATGTCGATTTATTCGACGTTTCCATTGTGACCTACCCAGCCTATCCGCAGACAAGTGCGGAGGCTCGGAGCAAGGCAGCCACGGACAGCCAGGCGGCGCCCGTGGCCGAAGAAGAACAAGCGGAGGATGTCCCGTCGCAGGCGCGGCCGGTCAATCGGAAGCACAGAATCCAACTAAAGCAACGGGAGGTTGCACCATGAATATCGTAGAGCTGCGTCAGCGGCACGCGGGTCTGGTGCAGGACGCCAAGGTCATTATTGACCTGGCCGAGGCCGAGAACCGCGACCTGACCGAAAAAGAGCAAGTAGAGTATGACGGCTATCTGGCTGATGCTGATGCCGTCAAGGTGCGCATTGAGCGCGCCCAGAAACTGGAGGCCGAACTGGCCAAGATGAGCCAGCCGGAAGACCGCACCTCGAAGGCGCCCGCGTTCAACAAGACGCGCCTGGGCGACAACGAGGAGCGCGCCATGGCCCACTACATCCGCACGGGTGACAACAGTGCCCTGGGCGAGCTGCGCGCGTCCAATGACACCATCGCCAACGTAGGGACGGCCGCTGACGGCGGCAACGCTGTTCCCACCGGCCACTTCGGGCAAATCATTGCCCGGCGCGATGAGCAGATGCTGGCCAATGCGTTGGGCATCCGGCGCATTGCCGGTGTTGGCTTGACGGTCAACGTGCCGGTGGACGCTGAGGATGACGGCGAGTTCATCACCAAGGCCGAGCAGGCCGACAACTACGCCAACACCTTCGACCGTGACTGGCCGGCGCTGGGCACGGTGGCGATGACGCTGGTCAAGTACACGAAGAAGATCGCCCTGACCGACGAACTGTTGCAGGATGAAGACAGCAGCCTGCTGGCCTTTGTCAGCGACTTCGTTGGTCGTGGCATGGCCAAGACCCACAACAGCCTGCTGATGACCGAGGTTCTGGCCAACGGCACGGCGGCCCTGACGCTGGACAGCGCCACGGCCATCGGCGCGGCCGAGATTCCGGAGCTGATGTACACCATGCCGGACGGCTATCAGGACGGCTCTGCGTGGATTATGCGCCGGGCGACCGAGGGCTATCTGCGCGGGCTGACCGGCGACAACTTCCAGTTCTCGCCCACCCCCGCGGCCGGTGGCAACTCCCTGTTCGGGGCGCCGGTGTACAACACCGCATATGCCGGTGAGAAGGCCGCATCGGGCAAGAGCCTGGTGTTCTTGAATCCCTTCTTCGTCGCCTTGCGCGAGGCGCCGCAGATGTCCTTCCTGCGCGACCCGTACACCACGGACGGCATCGTCTACCTGAAATACTACTTCCGGGTGGTCTACAAGGTTTTGCAGGCCGAGGCTGTGCGCTACGCCACGCATCCGACCGCCTAAGGGTTGAACCGATGACAAGCGTCCTGGTATTTACGCCAACGTGGGAGACCGACCGCGGCACAGCCATGCGGCCCGAAACGGCCGACAGCGTGCGCGGGCAGGTCTTCGGCGGTGACTTCGAGTGGTTTGTGGGGTTGCATAACCCTTACCAGCCGGTCGGAGCCAACGCCCGTAACGTGTTGGCGCAGTACCAGGACGCGCGCAGTCGGTTCCTGGCCGGCGACTATGACGCGCTCCTGACAGTGGAGCACGACATGGTACTGCCGCCGGACGCCTTACAGAAACTATGGGACACCGACGCCGATGTCGTCTATGGCCTATACATGTTTCGTCATGGCAGCATCGTGCTGAACGCGTGGGAATACATTGGCGGCAAAAACCTGGGCGAGAGCCTGAGCCTGCACCCGGCGAAGCTGGAACAAGCACGGCGAAAGGGGGTGATCCGAGTAAGTGGTTGCGGCTTTGGCTGCACGCTCATTCGACGCCCCGTGCTGGAGGCGATTGAGTTTCGCCACGACGGCACGGACCAATGGAGTCCTGACATCCCGTTTGCGGTTGATGCCCAGCGGGAAGGCTATATCAGCATGGCGCGCTTTGACGTTCCGTGTGGTCACTATGACGGCGAGGTGTTGATCCCGGCGTTTGGAGTGGGGACGATGGAATACGTAACAGTGACGGCGCTAAGCGACGTGGTGGCCGCGGGGTTGCGGATGAGGGCCGGGCAGCAATACACCCTGCTGCGGCATGACGCATCCGAACTGGCCCGCGCCGGATACGTTGAGCTTCAGGCGCCTGAACCGGAGACGGCGACGCTGGAAGCGGCTGAAACCGCAACCAAGCCCACGCCGCGACGGAAACAAAAATGAACAAGCTTGCACTGATCACCGCCCCGGCCGCTGAGCCGGTCAGCGTCTCGGAAGCGAAGACGCATCTTCGAGTTGACATCAGCGCGGATGACACGCTGATAGGCAACTACATCACCGCCGCCCGACAGTATGTTGAGGAACACCTGCGCCGCGCGCTGGTTACACAGACGTGGGAGCTGGTCCTCGATTACTGGCCCGGCCGTGGCAAGATGCGGTTCCCCTTCCCGCCGCTGCAGAGCGTGACCAGTGTGACCTACTACGACGAAGACGGCAACGCAGCCGTATACGCCAGCAGCAACTACATCGTTGACACCGTGGCCGAGCCGGGGGCCATTGTCCTGAAAACAAGCAAGACATGGCCAACGGTGACACTGCAGGAGGTGAACGGAAT